GTCATAGGCGTACTTGCTGGCTGTGTTTGCCACTGCCAGCGCACCGACTACGCGACCTTGTGAGTGAGCGTTTTCGATAGCGCGCTGAATGAAGTCGAAGTCGTCCGAGGAGTTGAGAACGATCCTGTGTTCGCGCTTTGTCCCGTGGTCGAATACGGCGAATCCTTGCGACTCGCCTTTTACTGGCTCCCAGCGGATCATTCTGCAATCTCCCGGTCAATCTCAAATACGTAATGACCACCCCTGCGAGCTTGAACCCATACCAGACTCCACAACATCTGGTTATCTTGCATGGCGCGAATTAGTGATTCGTTACCAGACCATCCGGCAGTTGAAACATGGAAGCGCCTCACCTTCTCGCCTTTTTTCCAATCGTGATCTTCTTCAGCCTCGCCCCATCCCCATTCGGCTAAGTGCCAAAGGTTATGAACAAATTCAATCCATCCCGCCTTGTCTGACAAGTGCCATGCCTTGATACGTTCTAGCGCTAATTCTGTTGGATATCCGTCTTCATCAAGATCTTCGCCTTCAGTAGCCATCAACAATTTCCATCTGTTGCGATGCTCTTGATCCATCGCAGCAGCCTGCGCTCTAAAATCTTCACGTTTCATTTCGTCACCTTGTCTGCATCTACCTTGGCGCGGTGCTTGGCCCATGCTTCCCGGCAGTCGTCGCGTAATCGCTTGGCCGGCCCTGCGCCGCGATGCTTCTCAACGGTCTGGAAGTAATCTGAGGCGGCTTTACCGTCAGGGAAATATTCACGGATTACCCATCTGATTTCGCACCTGTGCATTTCTTCGCGGGCTTGTTGCTTGGCGTCGGCTTCTGGAATGCCGGAATCCATCTTCATGCCTTCGCGGTGTAGCGTTTCCTCGAATAGATCAAGCATGGATGTTTAACCCCGCGATCATCTGAGCCAGGCGTTCACGGTTGCGCTGCATTTCCTCTTCGGTGAATTTATGCTCAAGCATGGGCTTGTCATTGCCGAGTCGTTTTGCTGCGGTTCGGCATAGCATCAGAAATTCAGGCAGAGTTGGCGGGTATGGGTGATCGTCCAAGGCATCCAAGGCAAACTTGATAGCCTTTGGCTTATCCTCAAATCCGGCCAGCTTTTCAGCCCACATTCGCTTGACGTTGGCAATGTCGGTGCCTTGCCATAAGTTGGCGAACTTTGAGCCATAGAGCGCTTCAAAGTGGGAAAACAGGCGGTTAATCCATGCCTCATGCAGCATTGATTAACCTCGCTTGGCTAAAGTCGAATACGTCTGCTGTTCTCCCGGTGAGCTGGTTAAGCGTGCTAACTTTGGCCTCTGTGAATGTTTTGCACTTCGGCGCAACCCATTCCGCTTTAAATCCGCGCCATCCATTCATGCAGCACATTTCTAGTGCCTGATTCATCGTCATGCCGGCGATGCTGGCTTGCTTGGCGATCATGTTGATGGCGGTAGCCGTGGGCGGTGCTTTGCTGGCCTTGCGTTGAGTCAGCCAGTCAGCGGCAACCTGTTCATCTACGCCCATTTCAATCAGGTAGGTAGTCGGGTCGAATTTCATGCTGCTAACCCCAAGCGTGCGTCAGAGTCGCGGATCTGGAAGAACCCTTCATGCTGCGGATGCAGAGCAGAGAACAACCGCGCCATATCCGGGATGCGATTGTTGTTGATCTTCCACTGGCTACCCTGTTCTGATAGAACCGAGTTGTGGCGTATTACTTCTGCGATGGTTCGCGCTGAGTAGCGATCACGCCGGGATGCGATCATCTTGGCCTGACGCTCAAACTCACGATAGATAGGCATGTTTGACGTAAGCCATTCGCTGAAGTCGTGAGTGAATTCTTCGCCGCTTGTGATTTCTTGATAGTTTTCCATTACGCTGCCTCCAGCACTGAAAACAAATCAACTTGCTCTACCTTCTCATTGTTTTCTTTCAGTGCTGATTCAAGGTTTCTAACAGCCTGTTTGAAGTAGGAGGATTTAAGCTCTGCGCCAATCCCCTTGCGGCCCATGCGAACGGCTGAATAAACCTCACTACCCACACCCATAAACGGAGTGAATACGGTTTCGCCTGGGTTGCTGCGCATTTGGATAACGCGGTCAATAACATCAAGTTGCAGAGGATGGACGTGCTTTTCGTCGTCATCGTCTTTTGACTCTTCGTATGGGAGAACCCGCTCAAGACGAATGTCATCCCAAATAGACGAGGCATAACGACGCCAGATCCAATGTGAGAAGACGTTCTTCTTCTGATCGCCTTCAAATCCACGCATGGCGCGGGTTTCGCTCGGCATCTTTGAATCGTCGCCAGCGTATTCAAGGAACCCGACCGGATTAGCTACCTTTACCTTGTTCTCTCCACGCTTACGGAAAACCAGCAGGTAATCAGCAGACGCAACACCACACTCAACCGAGTCCTCTACGGCGGTCATATGGGCCAGATTCTTCTGCATCGTGCGACGGCGAACCCCTAGTGGCTCTTTCCAAATCGCATGACGGGCTACAAAATCAAACCCGCATTTATCGTGCAATCGGATGATGTCGCCAGGAAAGTCGGTGTAGGAGGAAAACTGGCAATTCCCATTCGGCACATCCATGCAATGCACCGCCGAGCACCGGCCGCTTACCGTCAGCCTGGCCAACTCTTTAACAACAAATGCGTAATGCTCGAAGAACTGCGCATAGTCGCGGCAATTTGACATATCGCGCTCGTCGCTTGAGTAGTTGTACAACCCGCCGAACGGAGGCGAATACACAGACAAATTAATTGATTCAGACGGAAGCGCCTTCATCACTTCGACGCAATCGCCGTTGAAAGCTGCGTATTGATCTGTAATTACTTGGTCTTTTACATTCATAGCCATGATGGAACCTCAATTTTTTTAGTGTGATCGTTAGCGCGCTCGATGCTCATTGCGTTGTTCATTTCCGCAACAAGGTTTGCAAACATGCTCTGCGCTGCCACTGCTTTACGATTCAGGTTTTCTAAAACCTTGCGCTGCCCTTCCGTGTGGATAACATCCACAACGACCTCGCTTTTCTGACCGAACCGCCAGCAGCGTCTAACCGCTTGGTAATACGATTCGTAAGAGTGCGAAGGGAAGTACGTGATATGTGCGCAATGTTGGAAATTGAGGCCCAATGCGCCTATTTTTGGCTTTGTGATCAGAACGCGGATCTGTTTGTCAGCAAAAGCCAGGAAGCGCTCTTCTTTAACTTCGTCCTTATTCTTCCCACTGATCTGAACTGCGCCTGGAATCATCTTTTCCAGCGTGTCGCCCTCTTCGTCTAGATGGCACCACACAAGAGCCGGCTTTCCGTGATCAACGAGCTTGGCGACCATTTCGCAGCGTTCTTTGATGGTTGCTCTCTGTTCCTGGCGCTGCTCTGGCAAAGTCGTAGCCGGAGATTCAAATAACATTCCCTCCGGACGGAATGCAGATTGAACAAGATGTTCGCGCTCAATCAGTGCAGGCAGGATGTAGTCCTTGTCGCAGAACCCAAGGTCTGACGGCTTGCGCATGGCTCTGGCCCATGAACATACCCACCGCCAAAACGGTAGTTCTGCATGGCCCTTAAACCGCCATTTAGGAGCCTCGCCATAGTGACGACGAAGCGCTGAATTGTTCAGGTCGTTCTTGAAGAAACGATTCAGCATGTCCATGAATCCAAGATACCCAAGCGCCTCGCTTGATGTTCCTAGCTCGATATAGTCATTTGGCGCGGCGGTAGCAGTACAAAGAAGCCGATAAGGAACCTTCTTCATAAAATCGGTAATCTCTGCCTTGAACGCGCCATCAAAGTTTTTCAAAATTGATGATTCGTCGCACACCACACCGCCGAACATACTGGCGTCAAACTCATGCAGGCGCTGATAGTTGGTCACAACAATGTCGCCAGAAACCTTACCGTCGTATGAGCGGATAACCTCAATGTCAAACTTCTCGCCTTCACGAACCGTCTGTTGCGCAACCGCCAACGGGGTAAGCACAAGAACCGGCTTATTCGTGTATTGCGCTACGTTCTGCGCCCACACAAGGCTCTGGTAGGTCTTTCCCATGCCGCAATCTTCGAACATGGCAGCGCGTCCTTTACGGACCGCCCATTCAACCATCGCGGCTTGAAAGTCTTGCAGTCCTGACGGCATGAAAACAGGATCAAACCCATGCTCTGCGCCTTCGTGCGACTTGGATTTCAGGAAGTAGTCATAGCCACCCATGACGACCTCCATTGTAAAAAACAGATTTTTGATTCATACTTGCTCCGTTACTTTGAAGCCCTGCCGAGAGTTCGCGCTCTATGACGCAGGGCTTTGTTTTGTCTGCACTTATGGCGGCAGAAGGTGCCATTTACTTACACGTCCTTTCAGTCATCCCCTTCGCTTCTGCTAGTCCCTTGATGCGTAACAGCATCGACTCAGGGAG